ATACCCACCGGCCGCTCTCCGCGCCGCACGCCGATGGCGTGAAGCTCGGCGCCAGTCAGGAACGCGCCCGCATCGGCGCGATCCTTGCGCACTCCGAGGCCGAAGGCCGCGATGCGCAGGCGCGCACGCTCGCCATCGAGACCGATCTTTCGGCCGAGCAGGCCGGCAAGGTGCTGGCGTCGTCGCCGCGCATCGAGGCCAAGCCGATCGATCTCGCCGCCATCGTCGCCGAGACCGGCGTCAACGCGGTCGGCGCGCAGCCTGGCCAGAAGACGGCCGAAAACGAAAGCGTCGCGGCCCGCGCCCTTGCCGATCATCGACGCCTCACCGGCGGCGCGAAGTGAACCGGCGAACCAGAAAGGACCCTGAACCATGACCACCGCAATCCCGCAGAAGGTTCCCGGCGTCGCCTCGTTCGAGTCGTCGGACACCTACATCACCAATGAACTGTTCAACTCGGCGATCCCCGATCCCGTCACCGAGGACTTCCCGGTCGGCGCCAGCACGACGATCGAGGCCTATTCGGTCGTCGGTCTCGACGGCTCCGGCAATCTCGCGATGGCGAAGACCACGGCAACCGCTGTCGTCCCGATCGGCATCACGACCGCGCGCATCGCGACCGGCGTCGGCGGTTCGGACCGCATCGCCGTCTATCGCGCCGGGAATTTCAACCCGGACGCGCTCGTCTGGCATGCCGACTACGACACCGACGCCAAGAAGGCGGCTGCGTTCCGCATCTCGCCGGCTCCGACCAACATCATCATCCGCAAGCGCCTCTGATCGGCTGACGCGCGGAAGAAAGGCGCACGACAATGGCTTTCGAGACCCCCAACATCTGGGATACCCGCGAACTTCTGGCCGTCTATCGCGAGCAGGAGTCGCCGCTGAACTACTGGCTCGGCATGCTCTTCCCGAACGAGATCACGTTCGACTCCGAATACATCGAGTTCGAGAAGATCCCGAAGGCCGGCCGCAAGCTGGCGCCATTCGTCGTCCCGATGGCGCAGGGCCGCGCGATCTATGAGGAGAAGAGCCAGGCCGCGCGCTTCAAGCCGGCCTACCTCAAGCCCTCCGATCCGGTCTCGCCGATGCGCGCGCTCTCGCGCCGCCCCGGCACGCTGCTGGCGCCGGGCGATTCCACCCTCGCCGCGCGCTACAATGCGGTGAAGGTGGACATCATGGCCTATCATCGGCGCGCCGTTGAGCGCCGGTGGGAGTGGATGGCGGCCAAGGCGATCATCGACGGCAAGGTCGTTGTCGATGGCGACGACTATCCGGCAGTGACGGTGGATTTCGCACGCGATGCGACGCACACCATCACCCTCGGCGTCGGCGCACGCTGGGGCGACTCCGGCGTGTCCATCCTGTCTCTGATCCAGAGCTGGCAGGACAAGCTCCATGCCGCTCCGTTCGGCGGCGCGGCGACGACGCTGACCATGGGCACCGAAGCATGGGCCGTGTTCCGCAAGGACACGGAAATCCGCGACGAACTCGATACGCAGCGCCGCGGCACCGACATCAACTTCCGCACGGGCCTGATCGGCACGGGAGAAGTTCGCTACGTCGGAACGCTCGGCCTCGGCCTCGATGTGCATGTCTACAACGACTACTACGAGTCGGCCGGCTCTTCGGTGGCGATCATGTCTCCGAAGGACGTCGTGCTGAGTGGTCCTGCCGTTCAGGGCTATCGCTGCTTCGGCGCGATCATGGACGTCAACGCCAATTTCCAGGCGCTGCCCGTCTTCATGCGCAACTATGTGACCACCGGCGACGTCGCGATCGAGCAGATCGTCACGCAGTCGGCGCCGCTGATGGTCCCGGTCAACCCGAACGCGACCCTCAAGGCCACCGTCGTCGCCTGACGTCGAATCGTCCTCTCACTATCCGCGAAGGCGGGGCCATTGCGCCCCGCCTTTTTCGTTTCCGATTGGAGCACCCAATGCCGAAGATGCGCGCTGTTCATTCGATTTTTGTCGCGGCCGGCAAGCCGGAATTCGACGACAAGACGAAGACCTACACGAAGGCGACGCCGCTGCGCGAGGTCAAGCCCGGCGAGGAATTCGACTGCGACGCGGACTCTGCTGCTGCCTACAAGGCGACCGGCGCGGCCGAAGCGGTCGCCGCCAAGGCGGCCAAGGCCGACTGATCAGCCGCCATGCCGTCGGCGTTCCGCACGCTGCTCGACAGCGCCTATGCCGACGCGATCGAGCCGCTTTATGGCGTCGCCTTCACGCATATGCCGATGCGCGCCAGCGCCAACGTCAACGCGCCGCCGGACCCGGACCCGTCGCCGCCGTCATGCAACGTGATCGGCATTCTCGATGAGATCGACGCAGACGGCGCGCTCGCGAACATTGCTGACACGACCATGAACCGCCGGCCTGGGCTCGCCGCGCGCGAGAACATCCTCGACGTGGCGATGGCCGCCGGCGTCGTCCGTCGCGGCGACGTGTTCGTCAATGTCGAAACCGGCGCGCGCTACGTCGTCCAGACGGCCGATTACGACGACTCCGGCCGCTACCAGTGCCGTGTGAACGCAGCCTGACCGATGCTGTCCCGCCTCGCCCTGCGCGCCGCCGTCTGCGAGACGCTGGCGCCGACAGGCGCGACGGCATTCCCGACAATTGCCCGCGCCTGCGTCTACGACTCGCGCATTGATCCGATCGACGGACTCGACGAAATCGAGGCCGTTCCGATGGCCGTCGTCTACTGCGAAGAGCACGACAGTGCGCCGTTCTCCGGCACGCAGGGCGTTGATCGCCAGTCGATCACGCTCGTCATTGAACTGCTGATCGCCACGCGCGGCGACGTAGAAGTGACGATGGACGACGGCACGACGGCCGTCGTCGGTGCCGGTATGCCGCATCCGACGGACGCCGAGCGCGAGGCTCTGCTGGATCTTCTTGAGGCCGAGGTCAGGCGCGCGCTCGATCTGCGGGAGATGCGCGCCGGATCGGACCTGCTGAATGCCGTCGGGTGGTTCCCCGTCTCGATGCAGTCGATCCCGCTGCGCGACGCCGATCGAACCGTCCGTCTCGCGCAGCGCTCCTTGCAGATCGCCGCGCAGATTCACGGCGACTGCTGGCCGGAACCGGGTGAAGCGCGCGGCTCCGGGCTTGATGCTCTGCCGGAGCCGCTGCGCGCAGTCGCTAAGGCTTTGCCCGTCGCGTCACCGCATCGCGCGGTTGCGGAAACATGCGCCGCGCCCATCGCCGCGCCGACGACGCTTCTCGCGCACCAAGGCTTGACGATCCGCGCCAACATTGATCGCGGCGAGACGATGCCGACCGACGACGAACACGACGTCGCGGCGACTTTCGACAACCCCTGAGGACATCATGGCTCGCATCACTGTGCGCCTCGCCGATCCGTCGGCGCGGGTTCCCGACGTCGCGCGCGCAGGCGCGCCGCTGCTGCCGTCGGAGCCGTTCGAGGCCGACGACGCCGCCCCGTTCATCCACGCGCTTCTGGCCGACGGGACGCTGATTCGCGTCGCGCCCACGCCGAGCGCGCCCGCCAAGCCCGTCACGAAGGAGAAGTGACATGCCGATCGGCTTCAACACCATTCCGGCGAATCTGGTCGCGCCGATCTTCGCCTTCGAAGTGAATTCCGGCGGCCAGTATGAGGCGTCGTCGCGCCTCGTGCTGCTCGGCCACAAGACGACGGCGGGCTCGCTCGCGGCGGCGACGCCGGCGCGCGTGTCTTCGTTGCAGGAGGCCGCGGCGCTGACCGGCCCTGGCTCGATGCTCTACAACATGTGGGTGATGGCTCGCCGGCAGGCGCCGGTGCAGGACATCTGGGTCGTGCCCGTCGCCGAGACCGGCGCAGCGGCGACATGGACCATCACCGTCGGCACGGTTCCGGCCGCGGGCGGCTTCGGCCTTCTCGACGTCGAGGGCGAGCGTCTCGGCGTGACGGTCGTCGCCGGCGACAGCGCGACCACGGTCGCGGCCTCGATCGCCGCCGCCATCAACGGCATGTATGATCCGCTGACCGGCGCGATGCTGCATGTCACGGCGGCCTCGGCCTCGAATGTCGTCACCGTCACGGCCCGGCATACGGGCGCGCTGTCGGGCGAGACCGACATCCATATCCCGACGGACTCGCCGAACGTTTTCGCCACGAGCTGCCTGTGGCTCGCCGCGGGCGGCGCGGGCTCCGGCGTGCCGACGCTGACGGCGGCGCTGGCCGCGCTCGGCGACGATCCGGCCGACATGATCGTACTGCCCTGGACCGACTCGACGTCGCTCGACGCCGTGGCGACGGCGCTCAACGACACGTCGGGCCGCTGGGCGCCGCAGCGCATGTCGTTCGGCCACGCGCTCGGCGTGGCGACCGGCAATACCGGGACGCTGACGTCGCTCGGCCTCGGCCGCAACGATCGGCACATCACCGTCGCCGGCCGTCTCGCCAGCACGCCGACTCCCTCGTGGATCATGGCGGCCGGGTTCGCCGCCGCGCAGTTCCTGTGGCTTCAGGACGTGACGCTCGGCAACGTCTCGCGCAACCAGACGAACCGCGCGGTGCTCGGGCTCAAGCCGCCGCGCGACCGCTCGATATGGCCGGCCTACGCGACGCGCGACGCCCTGCTGCGCAGCGGCATCTCGACGTGGCAGGTCGATCCGTTCGGCACGGTGATGATCGACAAGTTCATCACCATGAACCGCCTCGGCGCGTTCGGCCAGCCCGACACGACGTTCCGCGACATCCAGTCGATGTTCCAGGCGTCCGGAGGACTCGCGTTCATCAAGGCGTCGTGGCAGGCCGCGCATGGCCAGAAGGCGCTGGCGGATCGCAACCCGCGCGCGCTGCTGGCTCTGACGACGTTCGAGGCGCAGGCCGCGACGATCATCGCCGCCTACATCGAGTTGTGCGCCCGCGGCGTGTTCGAGAATCCGGAGTGGTTCGCCAAGAACCTGCGCGTCGAACGCGATCCGCAGAATTCGGGCGGAACAAACGCCTATCTGCCGATCGACCGCGTCAATCCCGGCGACATCTTCGCCGCGAACGCGACCTTCTATTCGCAGGCGCCGGCGATCGCCGCCTGACGCGCGCGCCGCACCATCCCTCGAAAAATCGGAGCCTGACAGATGGCCATGAATGCCTACGGCGGCGACGTCGAAATCACGCTCAACGGCACGACATACGTGCTGACCGAGATGCCGAAGTTCGACACGGACCGCTACGACAAGAGCGAGATCGTCAACGCCGACTCGTCGGTCGATATGTCCTATCGGCCGGCGGCCGGCATGGTCTCGGTGACATTCCGGGATCGCGGCGAGGCATGGCCAGTGATCGCCAATGGCGGCCCCTATGTCGTCTCGATCGTCGAGGCGCAGACCGGCGTCTCGCACGTCATCAACGGCGCGCGGTTCTCCGGCCGCGCGTCGATCGACCGCAGCACCGGCGAAGTGTCTGGCCTTTCGCTGTCCTTCGCGACGGCCAGCTACATCCGCCGCGGCGGGGAGTGACTGAATGCCGCCGTGGGGACGATCAAGGGGCCGGTCCAGTGGGGTGACGCAATCGTCAAGGAGATCGTGATCCGCAAGCCCACCTACGGCAACTGCATCGCCTGCGGCGGGCCTCCCTACGTTCCGGTGATGACGTCGAGCGGCGCCTTTGAGGTGATCGACTTCGACCGGTTGCGCCAATACTACGACCTGCTCGTGGATCATCCCGGCAGGTATGCCGTCATCAATATGCTGAGCCTCGACGACGGGATAGCGGTGCAAGAGGCGCTGCTCGGTTTTTTTCGCGACAGCCCGCCGGCGACGTCGGGCGCGACGCAGACTTCCTCGTCTTCGATCTGAAAATCGCGACGCTCGGCGAGGTCATGGCGATGACCTTCGACGAGATCGGATGGTGGATCGAGCGCGCTCTCGCGCGCGGGCTTCTCGTCAGGGGCAGGTGATCGCATGGCCGATCGGGTGATGCGCGCCGTGGCGCTGATCGAGGCGCACGACAAGACGCAGAAGGCGTTCGCGTCCGTCGCGGCCGGCGCCGAGAAACTCGGCAAGACGATGAAGCTTGTCGAGAAGCAGGCGTCGGCGGTCAACGCCGCGATGCTGAAAGCCGGCGACGTGACGACGCTGGCGAAGGCGCGGCAGGAACTGACGCGGATCGCGAATGAGTTCCGGAATGCGCAGGAGAAGGCGTCGCGGTTCGGCGACGCGCTGAAGCGCGGCGGCGGCGGCGCGGGCATGGCCGAGCAATACCGGCTGGCGCAGAGCGAGGTTCGGCGGCTGGCGGCGGCCTACGACGAGGCGCGCGGCGCGGCGCGGCGTGCCGCGGTCGAGTTCCGGTCGGCGCATTCGGCCGCGCGCGCTTCCGGCGGGTCTGGGGGCGCGGGGGCGGGGT